GGAACGGTACGCCGAGCGAACCCACAGAGCCGACCGACCCCGAGGGTGTAGATGCCATGTCGCAGATAAATGGCACGACACGATCACCACGTAACACAGCCAAAGACAAGGACAAAGAACTAGAGGGAGGTGCATAATATGAACCCATTACATGGTAAAGTGCCTGTGGAACTAGACCAAACACGCCACCTTATGTTTAGCCTTAATCTGATTATTGACCTAGAGGACGAAATAGGCGACCTCGCCGACCTAGGCGTACAAATGGCCAAAAAAGGCAACATGAAGTTTGTCCGAAACCTATTCACCAAGCTACTGAACGAGGGGGCGAGCGAGGGCGAGCAACCCTTGACAGAGGAACAAGTGGGCAAGCTCATCCACATGGGCAATATCGCAATGGTGACCAATGCCATTAAAGATGCCTACACCATCGCCACCAAAGGTGAGGTCTCCACTCTTACAGAGGGCGAGGATAACCCAGACCAAGAAAGCGTAGAAAATGAAAGTAGCATAGACCCTATAGCGGGTGACAACCCAAACTAGATACCGTGCAAGTTGATGATGATACAAAAATCAACTTTGCACGGTATTTGTATATCGGGGTCACGCTACTCAACTTTTCTGAAAAAGAAGTGTGGCGCATGACCCCCTACAAAATACTCGCCTTGTTTGCCATACACAAAAAGTTCAACCCAGACAAATTTAAGCAGGATACACCCACCACCGCGGGCGGACAATCGGATTATGACACACTCAACAGCATCATGGGAGGGCTGAACTAATGTCACGTACACCAAGATTAGCGACCCAAGTAGTGCTAGAGGGTCAAGACGAATACAAAAAAGCCACCCAACAAATCACTCATAATCTCAAAATGCTTGGCCAAGAGATGCAACAGCTTACGGCCGAGTTTGGGCGTGGTGATAAGTCTGTAGAGGGGCTAACCCAACGCAAAGGATTGCTACAGCAACGCCTAGAAGAACAAACCAAAGCCGTGAGCGGTGCAGAAAAAGCCCTAGCTGACATGCGAGAAAAGGGCGTTGACCCCTCAGATAAAGCTTATCAACGCCTAGAACTGCAACTAGAGCGAAACAAAACAGCCCTAGCCAAGACCAAGAGCGAATTAAACGAAACCACCCAAGCACTAGAGAGCCAAACAGGCGCACTAGGTTTGTCCAAAGAAGCGTGGGAGGGGCTAGGCAATATCGCCAAAGGGGCGAGCGTTGCGCTCGGGGCGGCGATTGCGGGGGTAGTTGCATCTGCTGTGGGCATGGGTGTAGCGCTAAAAGACATGGCCATGGACACAGCGGCTGCAGGTAACGCTATCAATGACTACGCCCTACAAATGGGGTTCTCTACAACTGCCATACAGGAATGGGATTATGTTTTGTCTCAAAATGGTGCGAGCCTGTACAATCTCAACTATGGCGTGCGCCGTGTGACAGCGGCTATGGGCTCACTCGATGAAGAGGGTGGCAAGGTGGGCGAAGCAATCACCGCCCTAGGCCTTAACTTTGACGAGGTGCGCAGAAAGACCCCTGAAGATGCCATGAACGCTGTCGTGGCCGCTTTTCAAGACATGGACGAGGGCGCAGAAAAAACAGCCCTAGCCCTACAGATTTTTGGACAGCGTGGGGGCATGGCGTTAATACCCATGCTTAACAGCAGTGCCGAAGCCACAGACGAGCTACGCCAACAAGCTCATGAACTTGGCTTGATTATGTCTGGCGAAGCTATCCATGCGGCGGCTGATTTTAGCAACAGCATGGACACCCTGTCTCGCACCTTTGATGGGGTCAAGCATAGTATCGGCGCACAGCTGTTGCCGGGCATGACACTCATTACAGACGGCCTAACCATGCTAATACATGGCAGCGAGAAAGCAGGCGAGCTTATCAAGCGGGGTGTCAATGAGGTAGTAGAGGGTATCTCTACAGCTATCCCACAGGTCGTGGAGATATTTACCCATATTGCGACTGTGGTGGCCGAGATTGCGCCTGATATTATTGGCTCGCTGGTGGACGGTATTGTCACCAATATGCCCGCCTTGGTAAGTGCCGCTCTTGATATTGTGCTCGCACTTGTAGAGGGTATTATCACGGCACTACCTGCTGTGCTAGATGGGGCGCTACAGATACTAGAGGGGCTAGCACGTGGCATACAGGAAGCTATACCTGTGTTGATAACTGTTATCGTCACAGTTGTGAGCGAAATGGTCACAATGCTAGCCGAGGGCATACCCAAGTTTATCGCTATTGCCATTGAAATGATGGTGGCATTAGTAGAGGGGCTTGTGGGAGCTATCCCAGACCTTGTGAGTGCTATGCCAGAGATAATCACCGCACTGATCACAGCTATACTGGAAGCCATACCACTGATTATACAAGCGGGTATTGACTTGCTTGTGTCCCTAGTAGAAGCGTTGCCAGAGATAATCACCACGGTTATTGAAGCTGTGCCGATCATCATTGAGGGTCTGCTCAATGCTTTTACTGAAAATATCCCCCTTATCATCCAAGCAGGGATTGACTTGTTTGTGGCACTTATCGAAGCCTTGCCACAGATAATCATTGCCGTGGTGGAAGCTATACCACAAATAATCACAGCCGTGCTACAGGCACTCACCGATGCTATCCCGCAGCTTATTGATGCAGGGGTGGCACTTTTTATTGCGGTGATTGAAAATCTACCCTTGATTATCACCACGATTATTGGGGCTGTGCCGCAGATTATCGAGGGGCTTATCACCGCCTTTACTGGCTTTATCCCGAGCATTGTAGAAATGGGTGGCAATCTAATTAGTGGCCTAGGTCGTGGCATTTTGGATGGTGCGACAGCCGCCATTGATGCAGTTATGGATGTGGGCGGTCGTATCTTGCACGGTGTGCGTGGGTTCTTTGGCATCAACAGCCCTAGCCGTGTGTTTGCCGAGATAGGTGGTTACTTGGCCGAGGGTCTAGGGCAAGGCTTTGGCCAGGAAGCCAAGGGTATAGAAAACACCATGACAGGTGCAATGGGCAAAGCGGGCAACCTGACCGCCAAAGAAGCTATCAAAGCCATCGCCGAGGGTATACAGTCCAGTATCTCACAGCTTGACAGCTCTGTGCGTGCCATTGTGGAGCATGTGATCACAGGGCTGACAGCCGAGAGCAGCCGCCTAGAAAACGCAGGGCGTGATATTAGTCGCCAAATAGCGGGGGGCATGGTAGCAGGTATACCAGATATCACGGTTATCGTACCACAGCTAACCCAAGCGATTATTACGGCGTTCACAGCACAACACCAAGCCATACTAGTCGCAGGCCGTGACCTCTCTCGCCAGATTGCACAGGGCATGGTTGCAGGTATACCCGACATAACGGCTATCGTGCCACAGATAACCCAAGCTATCATCACCGCTTTTACAGGCCAACACCAAAGCATAGCTAGCGCAGGCCACGACATATCAAGACAAGTCGCTGGGGGCATGAGCGCAGGCATACCAGATATCACAGCTGTAGTGCCCCAAATGGCACAGGCCATTATCACAGCTTTCAACAATAACAATAGCAACTTTGTGGATATCGGGCGCAACATCGTGACCCAGATAGGCGGTGGATTTGACCAAGAGTGGCCAAGCTTTGTGAGCCGTGTCAATGATGCGGTGTCCACTGTGGTCATCAATGTGCGCAGCCAGATACAAGACATGATCAGTAGTGCCCAGAGCGAGCTTGATAGCTTTGTGTCAAATGCACGCAGTACCATTAGCTCGCTACAAAGCGAGATAAGTTCTGCTAACAGCGAGCTCTCAAACGTGAGAAGTGATATTAACAGTGCTCAAAGTGAGTTGAGCAACATACGCAGTGAGATTGCATCTGCTCAATCGGCGGCGGCCAGTGCTGTCGCAACGGCGGCGAGCCTGATCAGTGGTGCAATGTCCTATGTGATGCCCAAACTGGGGGGCATCGGCAACGGCCTACCCAGCCCAATCTATCACTTAAACAAAAGCACCGACCCTAGCCAAGTGCTAAGGGTCACGCTCGAGGACAAGCAGACCAAGCCTAAAAAAGAAACAGGCGGCTTGCATGTTACTCAAATCATCAAGACCCCAATTGTCAGTTATGGGCAAGCACAGCGAGAGGCCACCAAGCAACTCAAACAGCTCGCAAGGGAGGTGGGTATCATTTGATTGAACGCCTAACATATGTCAACGAACGTGGGGATAGTATCGAGTTTTCGATAAAATCCCCCTACCGTGTCAATATCTCCAAAGACGTGACAGGCCTTAGCGATGTGACCAACGATATTTACACCATCAATGCCATGGGTCAAGATGGTGACACCTACCTAGGCAACCGAATCGAGCCTAGACACATCGAGATTGTGGGCTATGTGAACAACACCAACAAAGAAACTGCCCAACGGCTCAAGCGAGAGATGAACCGCATACTAAACCCACAGTTTACAGCTCTCTTGGTGTATCGCTTTGGCGACCATGTGCGTGTTATCGGGGCGACCATTGACAACGCCCCGCTCTTTGTGGCCGCCCCAGTGCTTGAGCAGTTCACCATACAGCTCACTTGCACCCACCCCTTTTGGCGTGAGGAAAACGACCGCAGGCAAGACATTGCCACATGGGTCGGTCTCATGGAGTTCAAAATAAGGCCAGAAGATGACCAACCCCACGGCCTAGAGATACCCATAGAGGGGTGGGAGATTGGCAAGCGTGAACCAAGCTTGATAGTGAACCTGTTCAACGCAGGTGACGTTAGGGCGGGCATGACTATCGAGTTTAGAGCCTTGGGGCGTTTGTTAAACCCTATGTTGCTTAACGTGGCGACAGGGCTGTTTTTGCGCATACGCACAGAAATGTTAGCAGGTGATGTTATCACCGTTCACACGGGTTACGGTGAAAAGGGTATCACGCTTACAAGGGGCGGCGTGGTCTCGAATATTTTTAGCGAACTGGATCCCGATAGCTCATATCTGAAACTAGAGGTAGGCGACAATATCTTTAGGTACGATGCAGACGAAAACATGGCTAGCTTAGATGTGGTCATCCATCATAACAATTTTTTCTTGGGGGTCTAGCCATGTCTTTAATCTACGTGTACGACCACGCCATTACCCAACTGGGTCTCATCGAGCAAAAGACCTCTTTCATCTGGATCCCTCGCTATTCATCTACAGGCGAGTTCAAGCTACTCGTGCCGTTCACCAAGAACTATGCAAGCCTACTGGTCAAAAAACACCTGCTCATGACTGTAGAAGAGGGGGCGGTTAACAACCACAAAGAGCTCGGGGAAATAAAATTTGTACGCATCGCTATGAACGCTCAAGGTATCGAAGAAATAGAGGTGCAGGGACGTTTTTTGAGTGATTGGATTGGCAAGCGAATTGTGCTAAATACTATCACAAATACGACCTCGCCCCAAAACATCCTAGGGCAAATCGTGAGCGAAAACGTCACCAACCCTACTAACCCCAGCAGACGTATAGAGGGTATCAGCCACGCCCCCACGACAGCCATACAGCGTGCGAGCATCGACTACACGTCTGAATCGTACATCAATGCCCTGCTCGCTGTTGAAACCTTGGCACGCTCGAGCGCTCTCGGGTTCAAAATCACCACCGATGTGATAAACAAAACCCACACCTACCATGTGTATGATGGCAAAGACCTAACAGCCAACAATACCCAAGGCAATCCACCTGCCATCTTTTCTGTGGAGTTTAACAACATCCTAGAACAAGAGTTTATCAACAGTGTGGAAAACCTGCGCACCACAAGTTACGTAGGGGGCGAGGATAGGCACGACAGGCCACGGCGCATTGTAGAGGTCGGCGCTAGCGCCAAGGGGCTAGAGCGTAGCGAGGTGTTCACCAACGCAACAGACATACGCCAGAGCTACCGAGACGACAACGGCAATGAGATATTTGTGCCTGCCGCTGTGTACGACCAACTGCTAACCCAACGTGGTTTACAGGTGCTCGAGCAACTCGGCGAAAAAATCGCCTTTGCAAGTCGTGTTAACAACAACGCTAGCCTGATCTACAAAAAAGACTACAACATAGGCGACCGTGTAACCTGCATCAATCAAAAGTGGGGCGTGCGCATCGATGTGCGCATTACCGAGGTCATGGAGATACACCAAGACAACAATGTCCCAGAGATTGAAATAACCTTTGGCGACAACCTGCCTGCTTTGATTGACCAGATACGGTCATTGCAATCGCAATATGACCATTAGAAGCATTAAAATCGTGTGCGCTGCCCTAGGGTGCATGGGCGAGCAGTCCGCTTGCGGACGACTGGCCCACACCCGCCCACTTTTGAGGAAAGTGGGGCAAACCTTTTTATAGAGAGGGGTGATTTTTATCGAACGCTCAAGTTTTTTTGACAGTATAGACGGTGACAGGCGTTACCGTGCAGAGGATTGGGCAGGGTATTTTCGTAGTTTTATTGGCAATGGCGTTTTTCCTTTGCCGAGCAACGGGTTGCAGGTTATCGCAGGGATAGGTACGCAAGCTATTGTGCGAGCGGGTCAAGGGTTCATCAATGGTTACTTTTACACCAACACAGAGGAATTGACCTTAGACTTACCCATTGCCCACGGTGTGCTTAATCGAGTTGACCGTGTGGTGGTGCGTTGGGATTTGATGGATAGGAATATCCGCATACAGGTAAACAGTGGTGTACCTGCTAGTAACCCTGTGCCGATACCCTTGCAACGTGATGCAGATGCCTATGAATTGTGCATCGCAGACATACGAGTGGGCAATGGCGTGACACAGATAACTCAAGCCAGTATCACAGACCAACGTTGGAATACAGAATTGTGTGGCGTGGTGGCAGGTGTTGTGCAACAAATTGACCCTAGCTTTATCACTGCACAATTTAGCCAGTTTTTTAACGAGATGCGCCCACGTATAGAAGAAGACTATATTGTTTGGGTACATAACATTGAAACCATGTATGCTCAATACAGAACCCTTGTGGAAAATGGCTTTGCTCAGTGGGAGCAAGACATTGACAACTTTTTTGGCTTAATCCAACAAAATGTAATTGGGCAGTTTAACACTTTTGTGAATTTTCTAAACGCGGTAAGGGGAGATAGCCAAACAGCTTTTGAGAGTTTTATCACGTGGCTAAACGGCTTTAGAAGTCAGGGAGAACAAGACTTCAATACATGGTTTGATAGCATCAGGGGTATTCTTGACGAGGATGCGGCGGGGCAGATTGTGTTGCTAATAGAGGAGCTGCAGAGTTTTATCCCTACTCATAAGGTAGGAGTTATTAGCCATGGTTTAAACGCCTATCCCCAATGTACGTTGCACAGACTAGAAAGGGGGGCGGGTATTGGTGGTGCGGGCGAAGGTGGTGCAGGTGGTGCTCACCTAGTGACTGTGCCTGCCGAGTTTGAGCTAGGTGGCAAAGAAACGGTTACCGTGTACACTACCACACCCTATGCCCGAATGACAGAAATACATCAGATACATGAAAATATGTATGCCTTGGTAGACCCTGACAGACAAGTGGAGCAACGTAGTTTGTTCTTGATTATGCGATAGAAAGGAAAAAGATATGGGTGCATTTGAACAGCTTTTGCGAGGCCAACCAGATTGGCATGAGCCAATAAACAGAAACTTTAGTGGGTTGGGTAGCAAATTGACAATGACTGCTGATACCACCTACGACATGGAGTTGCACACCTATCTGGTAGAGATACGAGATATAGCGCAGAGTATACGCGCCGACCTGCCCCATGCTCTGCCCGATATTTTT